AATGTATCTCCTACACTTACAATGCTCCCTATGTCTGTGCCTATAGCAAAGATAATCTCTGCTGCAGCAGGTGCTGCCACGTTAGTGTTTGAGCTAGCTCCTATACCATTCAATGAGCGTAGTGGATACTCTCCTGCATCTGCAGGTGTAGCTCCTGTGTTACGCATAAACGCATACCAAGCTCCCTCCTTCTTTACAAAGTAAGAGGCATCAATTGAACCTGTGGTCTGTTGGTCTGAGATATATGTACCACCCCAAGCTGAGTCAGACTCAAGATTAATAGTCTTGAACAGCTTATTCTCAAGAGGCTGCTCGTTAAATATACTTGTTATCTGTGAGTTGTACTGCACACCATAGTAGTTGTTGCGAAGGTCATTTGTATTATGACGGTATATGTTACCACCCTTAAATGAGTACAGGTAGCTATTCATCCCTATCATCATATCAGGATGATATGAATAGAATGAAGGGAACCCCTGTGCTGATTCGCTATATGTTAGTGTGTAGTTTCCTGTTAATGCTGCCATATCTATTAAGTAAAGTAATCGTAAATAATGTACATATATTGGTCAGTTCCAACAGCGGGTAGTGTTGCGGTTCCTGTAACTAGCGGTGTAGCACCTGTTAAAGGAAGCGATGTAGCTGCCGCTAGTAATAGCCTAATGTCTGTCGGGGTATTATTATATAGAAGGCTACTTCTTAGGAACATCAGCCTATTACCTCCACCAAAGACGAAACTATCAGACGACCTCTTGTTACTAATAATAGAAAGTACAGCCCCATTGTTAGGTATAATACCACCTCCTTGTGGAGCAGTAATAACTGTATAGTCGCTCACCTCTTCCGTTGCCGCATCGCCATCACCAAGTGCAAGCCTTACCCTCTTACTATGTAAGGGAGAGACAAATGTTGAGCCCTCAGCCCATTGATACTGATTATGAATAGTATCACCTACCTGTGCATCTCTACTTATACATACCTCAATAAGAGTTATCTGCTGTGCTTGTGGACATCCTACGGTTATATCAAGTACCACGGTCTGTTTACTTCCCGGTCCACCTGAGCCCACAGGTGTAAGTGTAATTACCACGTCCTCATCGGCAACACTGTTTTTTGTAAAGTTAAATGTTCCCGCACCTGTTGTATTAACATTAGTAGACGTACCCGTATAGTCCTCGGCTATTGTTATTGAGCCTGCATTTGCAAATGATATAATGTTATAAGATATCTCACAAGTTCCCACGGTGTCTCCTACGTTTACTGTAAATGAAACAGGAGAAGCGGCTGTCACTGTTAATCTTCTTTGAACACCACAACTAACTACAACAGGTTCTGTTGGTAGCTTTTCATCATTTGAAGACAATATAAACTCATTCATATATGGGTCAAATGCTCCAAGCTTTTGAGTGTCAAAGCTCCCTAAAAATAAATCCCTAAACCAAGAACGCATCCCTAGCTCTGATAGTACGGTTAGCTGCTCGTTCTGCCCTGAGCCCCTAAGCTGTATCAGAGCACCTCTCTTTGCATCTGTAAAGAACTTATCGTATCCATACTGAACAAAGCTCTCAGGATTAGAGCTGATACCATACTGCTCAACTCTTGCAATCTGAGTTCCAAGAACCTCAGGTACTGACGTGATTGCACTACCTGCAGCAGCATCTGATAATAAATTCTTTCCTGTTAGTACGTATGATATCTTATCCTCCTGAAGTGTAAGGATATCGGTCTCCCTTCCTGATATTATCTGTATAGGACCAAATGACTCCTCAAGATTTTTAAAGTTAAGAATACCTAAGTTAAACTCATTGAGCTTATTAACATTTGTCTCTGTATTAAATACACCACTATATGTGAGGGCTGCAAATCTATCAGCCTCTTTATAATCCTCTGCCGATGTGCTAAAAACTCTTTCTCCCATTCCAAACTCTTTACCTTTTAAAGAGTCTCTTACCCTATAGCTCTCCACTCCGTTCCCAAAAGAATAACAGTTTCCAAAGTCTGTATTGACAATGCCTGTGTTTACTGCTGATTGATTACGAACATTTCCCGTATGGAATCCTGTTGCTTGGTCTATGGCATAAGACTCTGATGACTCATACCACACATCAGGTAAAGCATCACTTGGCTCTGTCTCAAATGTTAAAAAATTAGTATTTCTTACAATCCTAATGTAGGATGATACGTAGGACTTTCCCGACTCATTACCAAGCGGCACACCAAATGACTCGGCACCTTTAAAAACAAATCTAATCTCTCCATTAGTAGCACCCCCCGAAGTATCTAAAAACCAAACAAAACTACCCACAGGTTGTGAGTCTAAGCTATAATTATTTGCGGTGCTAGTGACAACTCCTACATAATTAAACTGAGATATAACTGCTTCTCCTTGGTTTAATATATTGGCGTTTATAATTGTGTCAATATTGTTTGCGGTAAACCAATCTATTACCGAGGTGTAACTACTTGTAATATTGTCAAAAAGAAGCAAAAATGTAGCATTAATAGTCTGCACCGGTGCCGTGGCTCCGCCACCAACATTGAAATTACCATTCCTTGTTATCTGCATAAACATTTCTACTGTTGAACCTACAGGGATATCTATATCCACACCAAAGGGACCCGTTAAAGGAGGCACCCCTGAAGCATTTCCTGTTCCACCGCCATATCCATGGTAAACATTTGTAGGAATAGAATCAGGCCCCCCAAAGTCTCCTCCTTCAACCGTATAAAGTGTTGGGGTGACTGTAGGGAATATTGAAAAAAGTGTGGGGTCAATAGAGAAGTCGATAGGCATCACCTTCATATAAACCCCTGCGGGTGGCGTTGCTCCCGTGGAGGTAGTTATAAATCCTGAGCCTTGAGCCTTCTTCTCCAAAACCTTAACAGACCTGCAGTTTGAAACAAATCCCTCAGAGTCTCTTTTAACAATTAGTCTAGCGGCCTCCTCTACTTTTTGAGCATTTTCTCCTTCAAGTTTTATATATGCATACTCCCCTGCTACATCTAAATAAAATTCGTCTGCATAAATAGTCTGATAGCCTTCCAAGTCAGGTTTAATACAGAACTTATATCTTGTAGCAAAAGATGGTGCTAACTGATATGTGGGTATAGTTACTTGTATCCTGTTCTTTAAATGAGAAATACCACAAGGGGTGTATACGGAATTAAATTCACTAACCAACGCTGTGCTAGCTCTCCCAAAATCATCCATATATATAATTCCTACCTCATAGTTTCTATTACTATGTAAGCTCAAGGAAGATGATGAAGATTTAAATACTGCGTTAGGACTAGATATGTTAAAATATTCATATGCACTATATGTAGCAGGGGGAGCGGCATTAGGGTTTGCAATATCTGTTACCCGCCTCATCGCTAACACAGTAAAAGTAATTATATTACTACCCACAGAAGTACCAATAAGTATACCCTCACCATTATTTTGAGTTCCCGGAGGAGTTATAGCAGACGTTCTTCCCGACACATACTTTGTCCAAGTAGTAGCTAATGCGGCATCTAATACATTTGTAATGTTACAATTGTAGCTGTCCGTAAATGTAGTGCCTGAACACGATGTAGGATTAGTAGGGTCATATACAGGCAGGATTGTTCCTCCCGGCAACGCTGTCCCAACCTTATCTATAAAATCTTGGTTAGTGGCTAAATCATTCACAGAGGTAAAGTCTTGCTGAAGCTGATATGTAAAAGATACAGGAGTGCTTACCGATGGCACTGTTGGCACTGTTGTGGGAGACGCTGAGTTACTAAAAGAGGAGTGTACTAATGTAAAAGATATTGATATCTCAGAGCCTCTCGTTAATTCTATTGCCTGAAGGTTTATACTTAAAACAGAATCCGCAGCGACAGTGCCATCAAAAGTAAAATTATGAGATGACGCCACCGCTGAAAGCGGCACAATGCTTACTGATTCTGATATTAAATCTGCATCAAAGTCTAGCCTTAATGCATTATTATTTTTGTCTCTTAAATTATATCCCTCTACATAGTTTCCATAAACCAATCTATTCCCCATGACAGTCTGTGCCTGAGCAAACCTAGGTACATTGTCAAAAAGTCTCAGCAGCTCTGAGTCAGGCAATACGGTGAATATCTGATTAGAGTTAAAAACAAAAGTATAGTCAGTATTGTCCGCAAATCCTTCATCTGTTTTATCAAACTTTCGTGCAACCTTTATAATATTGCTTTCCGATTCTTTGAAAATTAAATCAATACCTTTAACTAAAGGTCCTCCTGAGTTGTAGGTTACATTGATTTCGTTATTAATATTTTGCATACCTTCATTCAACTGTGATGCGTCACTATAATCAAATGGTCCACTTGCAAAAGCAGGTTTTGAAAATGGTGAAGTTGCTGAATACTGATTATTCTCATAGCGATACCTATAAGCAAAGCACAAGAACCTATCCTTAACATAGTTCTCATCTCCTCCCGTATCTGACAATGTAAATGTTGGAGCTGTTAAAGGTGGTTTCTTTATTACAAGCAGTTCCTCTGCGGTGAATTGGTCCACTCCTCCTGATGGCTCGGCATAGTTCTTATTGATATCAATAAACCTAGGTGCATTATAGTCATCGGTAAAGAATAGGAAGTCCTCTACCATATCTATACCTGTTATAAGGAACGTAGGGTTAAAGCTTAATACTGACGTACTGATAACATGATAAGTTAGTATATCCTCCTTTATATTTAATGAGACTATCAAATCCAATGTAGCTCCTGCAGGATTAATACCTGTAAAGCTACGGTCATGAATAAACCAATATATAGTCTCACGGGTTCCGTCCTCAAAAACACCAATACATCTAGCATTAATACTTAAAGCGGTTCCTCCAAACTCAAGTGTTGTAAGCTGAGTGTTACCCTTTGAGTTCTCAACGGAGCCTATCTCTGATGCCTCTGTCGAACCTAGTCTTACGTTCAACGCATCAATGTATTCTCCATTAGGGACAAGTCTCTCGTCTACCGACTTGTTCATCTTGCCCGATATAAAATGCCGCTTTGTATTAGCCATCTACTTTATCCATTTATCACGCCCTCGAAGATTCATTAATAATCTTCCGGGGTGAATATTACTTATTCTGATTTTAGCATTGCGTAGCTCTGCACTTTTNTTCCTGCGAGCNCTAGCAATTACATACTCCTGTGTGTTTAGCTTTGAATTTAAAACCTCATACGTGATGTAAGAGTATATGTACTGCTCAAATAACTTGTTTACCTGAACCAATGTGTCTGCACCATTCTCCATACCATCAGATACATACTCTAGTATACATGACTCACCTGACATAGAGGAGTCAAAGTTTATTACGCCTGAGCGTTTATCTATCTTGAAGGTAGGGTTAGCATTAGCTGTCTCTGTATTAAGGCCATAGGCTGCTCCTATGCCGTAGTCAAAGTACCAATACCCATCGTAGTTATAGCCTTCAGCTCCGTGAAAAGGACTAGCCTCGTTAAGGTAGATGCTCTTCTGTGTGCCTGTAATCCTATCCATATCAAGGTTAGAGAACTCAGGCTTCAATACGTTTCCGTCTTGGTCAAATAATATCTTATAGTTATTGTCCTGTAGGTAAGCACTCGAGCTATTGATTTGAATATTCTCTGTCAAAGGACGAATCAATCCATCCTTATACAGTGATATCCTAACCCAATTGACATAGTCAGGTGGTAGAACAAACCTCAGGGCATCGTCTACATTTAGCTGTAGTACCTTAATCTCTTTGAACGCGTCATAGTTTAACTCCTGAATCCCTCGCTTTGCGTGGAATAATATCTTGTATCTCTCCTCGTTATTAACTATCGAGTGGTTCCCTGAGTACATCAGCATATAGTTATTTACAATATCATATAGGCTGACATACTGATAGGAGCCCCAATTAGCATCCTCAGGATTCTTGCCATCATTCTCGTAGTATTGGTATTGTGATATATACGCCATTATCTTTCTTTTTGGTCATTCATTGTTTCCTCAGCTTTACCAAACTGCACTGCCGCCACTTCTCTTATAGACATTCCTGCATACTGAAGTATCTTATTGACTAGCTCTACTTGGTCGTCATTACTTAACTCAAAGTCTTGGAAGTCAGACTGAGTAGAATCAAACATTGGCTCACCGTTTGTTAGTGTTACATAGGTCCACTTAGGGTCCTTGGGATATCTTATGTACTGACAAAGTATTCCCTCTGTTAGTGTAGATGGAAATGCAGTTAGCAACGATGCCTCTTGCGTATACGCAGGAAACATTCTACTTGGTGCTGTCAGCATAGAGTTGTTAAGCATTGTAATCTTAGAGTGTGTAACCTTATCAAGCTCATTCTGCTTGGGCTTAAATATAACATATGCCGCACCAAAGTTTACTACACCATCAAATATCCCTGCAGACAGGTCTAGTGTTGTCCCATTAACTACATTAGTTACGGTAGCGTGTGTTGGTGCTGTCGGTAAAAGATTAAAAACAATATCACCTGCCTGAACATCTATGCTTTTAAATGTCGCATTAACATCTATAAGCTGCGTTGCAGAAACAGTTGTTATTGTTCCTGTTGCAATCGTTGTCTCATAACCCAATACCTTATTAATAAGGTAGTAGTCATCACCCGTATATGCGGGGGCAGGTAAAAAGAATGTATTAACACTACTGTTTGTAAGATACTTTGTTTCTGAAAACAGCTCAATCACTTCCTCATACCCCTTCTTGATATCAGCTAG